CGCTTGTGTGTGCTGTTCCACCGTTGTTGCCTTGGCCGACCGTTGCAACTCCACCAGTACCACCAGAAGTCAAACCAAATCCACCACCACCACTTCCACCCTTGCCTGCAGGTGCTCGATAACCTGGCGCTCCTGCACCGCTACCGCCACCAGTTGCCAATGCAAAGGTCGCAATGCGTGAACCGAATCCGTCACCACCTGCTTGATCTGTTGGGGATGCACCACCAGCACCGACCGTAACTGTGTGCGTTGCTGCGGCAAGATAAATCGTTGTTTGCAATACTTGGCCAGCGCCACCGCCACCTGTGCCATACGCGCCGTCAGTACCACCGCCTGCGCCACCACCGCCAACCATTAAAACATCAAATAGTCCAGCCTTAGATACAACAAGGTTGCTGTCAGTCGTGAACTTAAGCATCGTGTAATTGACACCGTCAACTGTAATACTCGAAGACGTGCCGCCTGTAGCAACACCGTAACTGACACCACCTAGGCTAAAAAAAGTAAAAGTTGACGCCGACAAACAAAGCAAATAGCCGCCCCCATATTGCGCCAAAGCAAGTGAACCCGATGTGTTAATTGTGACGCCAGCGCCAGCTGTGATCGTGCAAGTGCCTGCGCCTTTGTTAGCGACCTGGATAACATCGCCGACCGTAAAGATGCTGTTGTTAACCGTGATCGTTGTTGCGCCTGCAGCGTTCATCATTGTGCGCTTGTAAGCGTCGTCAACGGTTAGCACGTATGACGTGGTTTTATCCGAGATCGGCAGGTTTTGGATGTCGTTAAGTGCCTGTGCGGTCAACACAGACCCAGCGACGAACGGGTACGGCGTAGTCATAGTGCTCCTATCCTAAAACATTTTCTTCGTCAATGCGGCCATACAACGCGTCGTTCAAAATCAGCTCAAAGACGATCGTGGTCGGCGCGGTTGAGTACAGCACACGGTGGCCTGTAGCAAAGTCTAGATAGTGCTCAATGCCCTCAACTGAAAGTTCTTGCGCCAACTGGGTCGTGCCAGCACCGCTAGGAAATGTCTTTTCAATGGTGATCGTGTCGCCGATGTCCACGGTTGCCAGGGTGTCTTTTTGGGCTGTGGTCAACATCAAGAATGCGGTTTCAACTGACGTGTATCGGGCTTCTGGTTGCGGGTTGAGCAGGTAGGACGCTGCGGTGTCAATAGAGGTTTGCTCATGAAGCAGGCTGTTGGTGATGCTGGTTGTTTGGATGAAGTATTGCGCGATGGAGCCTGCGTCGGTTGCTGTTGCTGTTTTGCCGTCTAAAGCTGTTACAACCGCGCGATTGACGACCGAATCCGCCTCAAACGAGATGCCTACGCCACGGTATTTGTAGTTTGTGCCGTCGTCATGAAAGTCGGCTACCGATGCCGAAAGCGTGTTGCCAATGCGGTTTTGGAATGTGAGCACACCGTCACGCGACATGAACAAGCGCCCGAACTCGGCGGTGTCGTTGATCTGCGCGATGTACTGCAGCACGTTTGTTCCCGCTGCCACGTTGTAGGACGAGTCATGGCCTAGTTGTACGGTGCCTGTGGCAATGTCACGCGACAATGCTGGGAAGTCAACTTCTGGTAGATCAAGGATGCTATTTATTCGAGCGCCTGATAGTTGCGCGCTGGGGTTGTAGGCGTCTAGGTAGGTTTGCGCTAATAGGTAGAACTGGTCAGCGCAATACACGGTCACGGTGTCTAAAGTTCCGAGTCCAAAGTTGTAGTCATAATTGACCACATACGCGGACATCAATAACTCAGGGACATCGGTTGAGCTGTAGCGAATTAGTTTAACTTCGCGCATCGGAGCAAGACCTGGCTTAGATTCAGCGGTGTCGTAGTACGGGCTGTTTTCGTCAAACGGGTTAAAGATGCCGTCTACGTCTTGGATAGTGAATGTCATCGTGCCAGCGCTAAACGTGTCGCCAACATCGCGCCGACCACGTCGAGCGGTCACGGTCGTTACCGAGTCAAGAACGCTTGCAAACTCTGTCGTGCCGTCCAACACAAACTGCGTGTTATTAAGAATGCCTTTGGTTGCTGAGTCAAGAGTAAAACCGTCTTGAATAAAACCTGTGGCGATCTGCAGGTCATAGTTGCCTGAATCAACAACTGCTGTGCCGGGCATTACGCCACCTGCAACTGCAACGGCCCAGCGCTACGCGAATAGGCGCGCAAAGCGTTAACGACCGACTCACCGATCTCGGCGCTAGTCGCAAGTCCTCCTGTGACGTTAATGGTCACTCCCCCGCCAGTATTCATGCGATCTAAAGGCACTACGGCCTCTGGGCCTGCTTCGCCAATCAGCGCAAGAGTAGGGGAGCTGACAATTCCACCCTCGGCCATGCGCGGTAGGTTCATGCGACTTGCTGCTTGTGTAGCCGAATTGCCACCAATGCTAGGCAGGTTGACGTGGGCAATCGTGTTGATGTCTGGCGCAATTGGTATGGCGTTGTAAGCGCGAATGATGCCGTTGACCATCATGATCGCACCATTGACCACAGACTCGAATGCGCCGAGTATGCCGTTAATGATTGCGTTGACGCCAGTCTTAAACCAGTCAAATTTGTTGTACGCAACAACCAACGCGGCGACTAGTAGCGCAACGCCTGCAGCGATCAGGGCAAACGGGTTGAGCGCCATGGCAATGTTTGTGGCGACGATCGCAGCTGCGACTAAACCGATTGCGGCAGCGATAGCCAAGAATGCTTGAGGGTTATCTTGAGCCCATGCAGCGAACTTGTTGAGCACAGGCAAGACGGCTTCGAGCACGGGCAACAGCGCTGCACCAATTGACTCTTTGGTTTCGCCTATTGAGTTTTTAAGAATCTTCATTTTGCCTGCTGCGGTTTCGGCGCTGGTTGCTGTAGCCCCGCCAAAGGTTCCACCGAGCACGTCCATGACTTCGTTCAGGCTTGCGCCTTCCTTGATCATCGTTGACATCTCTGGGCTCAATGATCGGAGCGCCTTAAAGTTGCCCTGATATGCCTTGGCAAGCGCGTCAGCGACGCTGGCAGAATCCATGCCGGTGGCCGTGCTGATATCCATGACGAGGTTCATGTCGTTCATGGCAATGCCAACATCTTTTGTACCGCGCACAAGCGCTTCTAATGCTTTGCGGTATTCGGTGTCGGCAACGCCAGACGCTCGACTCATTGCGCTGATCTGTTTCTCAACCTGCGCGGTTTGTGCGGCGCCTGCGCCAGTCACATTTTGCAAGGTAAGCGCTAACGCGGCCTGCTCTTGCTGGTCTTCCATTGCAGCGCGTGTGGCATCGCCAAGGGCAATAGCCAAACCGCCAAGCGCGGCAGCTGCAGGAATCGCCGCCTTCTTAATCGCAAACTGTGCCTTTTCGCCAACAGTCTCAAGTTGCTGGAATTGCTTGACAGCCTTCTTTACCCCTGTGCCGTCAAACTCGCTGATGATCGGGATATTGATTGCCATTATGCAGTCTCTCTATTTGCTTCGCTCATGACGCGCTTCACCAACTGCTCCATCTCGGACATGACATCGTTTTCGCGTTGCTCGTACGCTTTCCACATTACTCGCGAACGATCACCGTAGCGTTCACTTAATGCGCGGCCTAACGCGCCAGCCATAGACATGTCAAACATCGTGCCAGTCGCGCCCTGCCATTGAATGGCAAACGTGCCGACATTTGACTTGTTTCCGCCGTATTCCTTGATGTTTCGCGTGTTGATCTTGGCAGCGATCTTCTGCTTCATGCCTGGTACCCACGGCAACATCTTGAAGCCTGATCGAGTGCTCCAATTGCGCGCCATACCAGATAGCGGGACATTCGAGGGCACAAGTTTGTTTGCGTCGTCAATAACAGGCTGAACGATCTTCTTGTAATCCTTGGTGATTTCACGGCGCAAAGATTTGTCAATTTTGTTGAGGGTCTTCAAGGCTTCTTTTAGCCCTACGACCTCAATCTTTGTTGACACTTGGTTCACGTCATCTCCGTTTTTTGTTTGCCTCGTTAAGCACTTTAATGACCGTTGTTAAGTCCCGTGAGTCAAACGCAATGTCGCTAGGCCACCAACCGACCGCGACCAGTACTTCTGCTAATTGGCGGCGGTAGGTGCCGCGTCCGTAGGGTTTGGGTCTGTCTCGTCCAGTACCGGCAAAATGTCGATGTCAGGGTTTTTGCTTAACCATTCGCGCCAGTTGTCACCAACTTGCTCGCCTTTGATCTTAAGAATTGTGTGCATCCAGCAGGCGTAATCCGAGTACAACGGGTTTGCAGAGAGCTGTTGAATGTTGCGACGTTCAAGCCGTTCCCATTCAGTAACCACAAACAGGTTTGTGTAGTAATACTCTGGGGCGCTGTCGGCGGTACGCTTTAACTGCAACTTGATCTTCATGTGTCTCCTATGTCGGCTCGGAGCCGTTGATTATGCGGTTGTGTCAACCGAGTACGTGCCCCCTTGGAGCTCGATCTCGTAAACACTAAGCTCACCCAAGGACGCGTTGATCACAGGCAGGCTAGAAAAATAGGTATCCGTCAAAATAAAGCCTGGATTAGTTGCCGAATCAGCAGCGCTTGTTGGGTTTACTTTGACGGTGCACTTGGTGCCGAGCAACGGTGCAAGAACTGCGTACGACTCTGATGATGCGTACGATGCGTACACGGTCAAGGTCAATGAGTTGCTGAACAAACCTGCAGTCATGGTGCGTGAAGTCTGACCAAATGCGGTGTCTTCAAGAGCTTCTGCAGTCACAGTCAACGTCGCTGCGCTGACCTGATCGGTGATGTCAACAATGGTGCCGATTGCGGTTCCAATCTTGACTGTTGGGTTCGAGAGGTAAGTTGATGCTGGCATGTTTGCTCCTTAAGTTCTGATCTGATAGTAGATGATTTGTATTCGGTAGTTGTGGATTATGCGGTTTGGGCTTGGATAGCGCAATCAAGGTCATAGCACGGGTACAACGCGCCACCAATTTCAAGGCTTGACGGACGGCCAGCCATGACAATGATTGGCGAGCCAAGCACGGTTGCAACGATGCTCAAGATTGATCGAAGCACCGGCAGACCTGCAGGCCCAGAGCCAATGACCTTGATCGGGAACTCAAGGCGCACGATGTTGCCGTTGCCAGCAAACGTGGTGAAGTTTGGCGCGTCAAGGTACACGCAATTAGGTGCAAGTTTGGTTGGGTCGTTTACAACACGCAAAGAAGTGACCGCGGTTAGCGTTGCGGTGA